TTAAAACTATTTGGATTTGCACCTGCTATGATTCCTGCTCCTAATACTCCATCTGCTCTTGTTACAAACTCTCCGTCTGCTAATTGAGCTAACATTGTATCTTCGTCTTTGTCTCCTGTGCCAGATCCGTCTTCAACGTATCCTTTTGCTCTAACATAATTGTTAGAATCATTTTCATCATGAGTAACTTTGCTAGGTAAGAAATTTACACCACCTTCGTTAAATTTTTTTATTGTAGCTAAGCCTCCTGTGTTAAATGTATTTTTTGATAATTCAATATTACCAACTTTAAATTCTGGGTCTCTACCTGCTTCAGGAATATAAGGTTGTTCAAAAGTTTTTTCTTCTCCTGTAACAGGGTCAATGTATTTAAATCCACCTCTTTGTCTTTGCAACTCAGCAACTCCTAAATTATAAGTTGGTGTATAAACATCTATTGGTTTTGGTTCAAAGGCACCACTTAAGTATGTGCCAGCTGCTATTGCTGCAGCAACTTTGCCAGGACTGAATTCAAGTTCACCTGTAAAATTATCTCCAACAACTCTTTGTCTAAATAATAATCTTTGTAATGCATTCATAGGAGCTTTTTGACCTCCAGGTCCACCTGATGCAAGTGTTTGTGCTGCTCTAGCAGCTTCAATTTCTTTAGCAAATGATCTTGTTCCAATATCTTCTCCAGGTAAAGGATTTACTCTTGGTATATTTAAAGCAGGAAATGTTTGTCCTAAATTTTGCATTGGCCCTGTTTGTAAAAACGGAGTGAAACCTGATTGTGCTGCAGAAAAACCAGGTATTCCAAGTGCTGAGCCTCCGCTTAAAACACCTTTACCACCATAATATCCAGCTACCGCACCTGTTGCTCCTGCCAATAATCTCTGAAGACCTGATCCACCAGCATCTTTAGAGGCTTTATAACCTTTATATCCTCCGTAGGCGGCTAGTGCGTAGGGTAAAAATTGTAACATATATCGAGTTTTCCTTAAAATTAGCTAATCTATAAATATTACCATTTTAGAATTCTTTAATCAACTCATCAGCAAAGCATGCTGTATATTGGTGTTCCCCAACATGTGATATGTAATCATTGACCAAACAATAGCATTTACCACCAATATCTCTCCACCTCTTACAAAAGGCAAAATCCTCTCCTAGGTAAGTCTTTGTCTTAGGATCGTGTAAAGTATCAAAAAAATTATAAAAATATTTGACCCTTTCATTTTTTCCATTGATAACATTGTCCTGAACAATTTCAAAATTAGGATATTTTTTTATCATTTTTTCAAAGACTGATCTCTTAATCATCATGAAACCTGTGGGTGAGTGGGTCACCTCTATCGCTCCATCTTTTACTTCTATACTTTCTGCATTGGCTACTTTGAATGGATATCTATAAAATGCTTTATACTTTAAATCATCGACTGTTTTTATTTTATTATTTTTAATCATATATAAAGCTTTATCCCAACACATGTCTTTCAGTGCATATGGTACAGATATAACATCTTTTTTTGCGTCTAATAATCTAAAAGCACTTTCAGGTTTGAATCCTATATCAGAATCTATAAATAATAAATGACTCATACCACTACGTAAAAAAGCAGATACACATAAATTTCTACCTTGTGTGACTAATGATGATTTATATAATTGAAATACTATTTTTGTTTTTTTCTTTATAGCTAGTTTTTGCAATTCTAATAAAGACTGCGTGTAATGTATGCTCACTTCTGAATGAACAGGTGTTGCAACGAACAAACTATTCTTATTTAATTTCTCTTCATTGTCATCTTTATTAAACCAAAGAGGTTTAGAATTTGGATCGTTTTTCATGTAATAATCCTTCTAAAAAATTAGTCCATTCTCCTTTTCTTCTCTCCCAAGAATAAAACTTATTATAAAATTGTTGTTGGCTTTTTAAAAATTGTGGCACTGAACCTTTATATAAATAAGCATTTACTTCATCAATAGAAAAAGCAAATAATTGTGCTAGTTGTTTATAATCTTCAGTATAATTTATATATACAGGCCACTCAGAGCAAGTTTCAAATAGTGCACCATAATTAGTAGTAATCATATGTAAACCTGCAGCTAATGATTCAATAGCAGAGATACAAGATGTTTCTTCCCAGATGCTTGGAAAACAAAACACATCATAGTTTTGTAATCTTTTTCTTATCTCATCGTTACTTACATATCCTATGTAATTTACATTAGGTAAAGATTTAGCTTGATCATACAATTCTTTATATTGATCATCATTTGCAGACTTAAACTGATCTCCATATATTTGCGTACTTGAATATACATCTAATTGTACATCTTTACTTTTTATTAATTGCATGGCCCCCAATAAAACATTGAGACCCCTCCAGGGTGTTGAATGATAAATCATTTTTAATTTATCATTCTTTTTAAATTTTTTTTCTGGAAACGATTCAACAGCATTTTTAATTACTGTGCATTTCTTTGTTGGAATTTTAAATCTCATTCTAAATTTTTCATAACACCAATGTGAATTAAAAACATAGTAATCATATTTGTTATGATTATCTTTATTAGAAAACCAATTAATTAAATTTGGTTGATCGTATGAGTTTTGTTGCCAAAGTATATTTATTTTATCTAAGCTTAATGGAATCTTCTCAGGCACAGAGGTTGTAATTAGAAAGTTATCCAATAAATTGTTATCTACGTACTTATGTAACAATTCGTATTGAATCTCAGTCCCTCCTAGAGGATTCATTTAGTATCGCTTTTGCCACCAATTGAAGCTGGAGTAATTATAAGATCTTGTTGAAAATCTGCTGCAGTTGTATCTGTATTTGGGTCTGCAACATCAGCGTCAAACTCTGCTTTATCTTTGTACTCTTTTCCAGTTCTTTTATGTTTAATTTTTTCTACTGCGTGTGCTGGTATTCTTTTTATTTCCATATTATCTCCCTTGGCCTCTATAGCCGTATTTCTTAATACTTCTTTTTTTATGTTTATTCAATCTTTTTGTATGCCTTCCTGGTCTTTTTTTTGGTGTTCTTTTTGTATAATTATTAACACCAAATTTAGGTTTCTTCTTAGCCATTTTCCTGTGATCTATCTATTTGAGCATAACTTATAATTCCTTGAATTTCATTTGCTGTGCCTGCAGTCATTTTTAATGAATCTCCTTCTTCAAGAACTAAAGTATGATTTATAATATCAACAACATCATTTGCAGGTATGGCTTTGTTTCTTATTCTGAAAGTAGTTGAAGCTGAACTGTCTGTAAACTGTACTGATAGATTGACCGGTGACCCTGATGCGTTATCTATTTGTATTTGTTTCACTAAACATCTTGCAGATGTTGGAGATGTTAATACAGTGGTTGTATCTGTGGTTGTTAAATTAACTCCTGCATTTTTATATTGTATTGTCATGATATAAACCAGTTAAAAGTTGATTGTTCGTTTTTTAAATCTTGCTGATAAGATGTATTCAGTTGTTGTTTAACAGTATCTAAAGATTGTAACACTTGTCTCTGATTTTCAGGTTGATAAGTTTCTTTAGGCTCTGGGATGTATGCTGTAATTTTTGCCATTATCTTCTACCATCTGGTTGTACGTCAGCCCTAAACGTTCCATATCTCCAAGACTGTCCCGTACTTGTGTTTTCTATTTTTAAACTAGCTGCTCTTCCTCTAGCTCTCGTATCAATTTTTTGAGTAGATGACGAAATGGTAAAAGGACCTAGAGGTGAGGATGCTGCAGTATCCACAGGAAAATCTTTTAAATTTATTGTTACACGAGCATCTCCAGTGATTCTTTTAAAGTCTGGTATAAATCTTCTAATTTTTGTAAAAAATTCACCATTACCATCTAAAGCTAATTGAAAATCCCCTGATTGAATATTAGCTAAAATAGCAGTTGTTCCTGAGCTGTTAACTTGATCAACTCCCTTTTCATGTTCATAAAATGTTGATGCACCGTTCACATTTGTGGCACCTTTTATAGTTGGAAAGGTTGGAACTCCAGTGGCTGAAAATTCTGTTGCGTATGGGTGATCAAAAAGTTGAGCATCGTAGTAAGTGGTTCTTGCCAATGATCCTGTTGTCCAAGTATTCTCAGTGTAGTTAAAAGTTACGCTTCTATCAATACCAGTAGATCCTGATTTAGGATAATACCAAGTTACCTCACCAAACAAAGTATTATAACCAGCGTAAACTTTTTTAGCTTGGTCAAAACTTATTCCTAAGTCACCAGTATTATTTGTTGTGAAAACAAAATCCTCTACAGTGCAAGGTAAACTTTTCACTGTTCCATCATAAACAAAAAATCCACCTGAATCAGCCATCCAATAAACAACACCATCTGCATAAACAAGTGCATGCTTACCTATCAAACCACAATTAGAACCAACTTTTCTTATAGAGAAAGTGAATGGTGGTCCAACGAATTGAGAAATGTAAGCTGCAGTATCGGTTAGTATAAATATATAGTCCTTACCTTTAACAGCACCCCTTATTTCTGTACCATCATCTAGTTGAAAAGTTCCAGCAGTATTTGTAGAGGTCGGTGCATAATCTGATATATCTTCTTGGTCTGAAAATCTTATAAACATTTTATCTTGTGATGCTGTATCGCCTATTGTTGTTTCAGTTCCTAAATGAAACAAATGTCTATCTTGGTCCGAAACTATTGTCATGACAGTTGATGTTGGGTTTCCTGAAGCCACCGCAGCTCTTGTTTGTGGAGCGTTCACATTAGAATTTATTGGTTCCCAAGTAAAAGTTTTACCATCTAAAATTGTTGCTACTAAAGTTTGTCCAAAATTATCTAATGACCAGTCAGCAGAAGGTAAAACAACTGTACTCGCTGAAGATGCTTGTCCCCAACCAACGAAGTTTGCTGTGTCCTCAACTATCGATCCATTTGAGTGTGCTGATCTTGTGGACCCGCTAGCACCTCTGGTAATTCCTGTTAGATCATTAGATGACTTGCCGGTGTACGTTATTAACTCACCACCTACTAAAATTGTTCCAGTTGTTGGAAATAACGATGCATCAGCTAAAGTAATGTTTGTAGCTGAGCCATTGTTACCTTGTGCGTCGTCAGCTAAAGAGCCGTTTAAAGTTGAAGATATTGCTCCAGCTAAACTACCACTCCATAAACCAGTACCCCATCCAAAACCAAACGTTTGGTTTAAAGCACCTGGTCTAACGTAAGGATTTATTGATGCTGAGCCTGACGCTGAGGCTGTGCCTGAAGAAGTTGTGCTCATTGTAATTGTAAAAGAATTTATGTCGGGCACAGTTACCACTTGAAAAGTTCCATTAAAATCGTTCGAAACAAAACCAGTTGGTGCTGAGGACATTGTAAAGGTAAACAAATCTCCAACCTCTAAACCATGTGAGGTTGAATTTACAGTAACCGTTGCAGAGCCACTTGAAGTGTTAAAAGTGACACCAGTTATTGCAGCATCTAGTGGCGTAATATCATAGAACGCTTCTGAATAATAAAGTATTAAAGCTTTGTGTGTGCCTAAAACAACATATCTTCGTCCATCTAAATCAGTCCATTGATGTTGAGCTCTTGCTGCACCCACTATTGTACTAGCAGTTAGTTGCTCCCAACCACCAATTTTTTCAGGTAGTCCATATCTAAATCTTACATTATCTCCATCGATATACTGACCTTCAGCAGCTGTAGGAGTAATCTGTTTATTAAATCCTGGTCTTATATTCACAAAATTCAAAGGCATGGTTTATTATAATATATAAGACTTGCCAAATCTACTTGTCCGCATTTAAATAAAATCAAAAACCACGGAATACCTATGAGAAAGCACACTATCAAATACTTTATTTGGCATGTGCTCTATGGAGTGAGCTATACTTCCATCAAAAATTAATACAGAATTTTCTACGGCTGGAAATATAATATTGTGTTCTTCTAAACGAAGTCCATAAGACTCCTCTTTAGAGTGTAAATAAAAAACACAGGTTAATTTTGTTTTATGTTGATGAAAGACATAATAATTATTTTCAACAGATAGATTACACCAACATGTAGTCAATTTTAAATCCTTATTAATATCTTTTACTAAATTTATAATTTTGTTTTTTAGTCTATTGAAAGATGAAACATGTTTTAATTTATCATGTAAATTACTCCATGTCTGATAGAGAGGATGTGTCCAAACTATATTGTTGTTAGCGTACTCTAAATCAATAAATTCTTTAATTTCTTTTAAATCTTTACTTTCACAAACATTAAAAGATCTATAAAAATTATCGTTATTTATCTTTAGATTTTTCATCTCCCTTAATGAAATAATTAGGAAGACCTATAAAAGGTCTTGTATCAAATTTATTAGTTTCCGCATTTTTATCAGACGCATTATTATAGTGAAAAAAAGCTTGTGCACAGACATTACCTTCAAAAGGTTCTCTCCAATGTTGTAAATCAGCCCCTCTGTAAATTAACATGTCACCTTGTTCCAGATCAACTTTTATACCAGAATTATTATTCTGTCCTGACAAATCTAAATATATGGGCCATTTATCTCCACCTAAAAATAATGTTGTCGAAACTTCACAAGAATACCTATCTGTGTGTCTAACTAAAATATCATCCTTTCGATAAAGTCTTGTATAAGAATAATTAGGAAATAATTTTAAACCTGTTTCTTTTTCCATTTTAGGAACTAAAGCCATGAGCAAAGTCTCCATGACTACATCTGCGTAACATGAATAAGTATTAGGTGCTTGTATATCATTAAATATTCCATAGGTATTATCGTACGGACTTAAATATCTAACATCAAACATATGTTTGACAGCTTTTGCTTTGTTTTGCAAATAATTAAAACAAAATTCTCCTAGATCTGGACTTATAGCTGTTTTTATTATTTTGTATTTATCTTTTATAAAATTCATTTTATGTAATTAAAGTTTATAACCATTCTTCTTTTTTGATCTGTGCAAGTTGTACCAGCATGTAATTTTTTTGAATCGAACATTATCAACTTATTCCTCTCACTTTTTATTTCTGTGCCATCCATGAAATACGTATAGCCATTATTAGTGTTTACGTAAAATATAGCTGTTGTCACATTAGTATCATTACTAGATTTAAAATCAATATGTGGAGTTTGTTTAACTGTTTTAAAAGAAAAAGGTTGTAGATTTGCTTTAATTCTAATGAGAGCTAGTGGTTTTAATATTTCTAATATTGGTGTCACATGCCTATACCAATCTGAAACAACTTGTGCGTTTCTATAAAAAGTATGCGTAAATTGAAATTTTTCGTTTGGCTCTATATCATCAACAACATTATTATTAAAGTACCAAGGAAACTCATCACTACCAATCTTGTTTTCTAACATTATCATTTGAGTTTCAGATAAAAAATTATTTTTAATTTCCATCTTTTTTCTCTGTGTAGTTTGATAAAACAGTATCTATTGGTATGGCTCTGCAATTAAAATGTATAAATCTAAATGGTTCATAAGCGTCATCAACTCTAAATTGGTGTGGTAAATAAGAATTAAATACAATTAAATCTCCTGGTCTTACACTATAGTTTACTTGAGAAGATGCAGCTGTAACTTGCGATTCGTTTTTTTGTGGTAGGTCATTCATAATTTTACCTGGTCTTGGGTCATCGAATATAGGTAAAGATGTTTTTTCACTAGCTTTTAAAAAATAAAAACCAGACATATGTCCGTTGTAGTGTGTATGTAATTGGTGATGGCCCCCTCCAGCTTCTGCAAACTCTTGAACCCATAACTCTGTAATAAATATTTTAAAATTAGTTAAATCATAACCTTGTTCATCTAATAAATTAAAAGTGGTTGCTTTTATCCAATCTTGTATTTTTTGAAAACCAGGTCTATCAATTAAAGATGTAGAATGGTGAACAGTGCCATGATCTTTTTTATCGCCACCCCAATGTTTATTTCTCTCAGCAATAAATTTTTTTGCGTTATCCTCTTTAGCTAATTTAATATAAGGATCTGAAAGTTTATTAAAATCATCAACCCACTCTGGTTTTTTCATAAAATATACAGGTGAGCCAAAATACCAACTAACTGTTAAATTATCTTTTTTCATACGAAAGGATTACCACAATTCCAAATTACTAACGAATATCTTTTACCAGATGTAACTGGTTGTACTCTATGATATAAAAAACTAGGAAAAACAACTAAAGAACCTTTAGGTAATATGCCTTTACAAGCCTCTATTTGTCTTCGTTCCTTTGGACTTCTACCACCAACACAAAACTCTAACTCTCCTCCTTCATAATCGTTAGGATCGCTTAAAGATAAAGTAACAGAAAGTTTTCTAATTTTACCGTTGAAGTCATCGTTAGATCTATAAGGCTCTGGATGACTATCACAATGCCAATCATAGAACTGATTTAAATTATATTTTGTAAACTGACACTGTTCTGCCGAGTCTATTTGGAAATTCCAACCTGCACTTTTATTTGCTTTTTTAACCCAAGGAATAATTAAATTATATATCCAACTATCTCGTAACCAAACTATATTTGAATCTCTTTGTTTTTTTAAATCAAAAATATTTTCTCTATCTATTTCTAAATTTTGAAAAGCTCCAGTAGTTCCTAGCTGAGACTCATTTGTCAAACCCAATTTGACTATATCATCACAGAGTCTTTCAGGCACAGCTTTTTGAAAATACCAATAAGAGTTTTTATAGTTCATTTTTTTGTTTGGGTATAATAATACTCCAATCTAGTTTTGAAAGCAAAACTTTTAAATGTACTTTTTTAAGCTTATTTTTGTTAATATAATTGTTAAATTCTTTCATGTCTAATATCACCCACTCATCTTCAAACTCAAATACTACTTTTTCTGCTTGACTACCTAAATTTATATACTTACCTGTTTCACTAGAATTTAACTCAAACATATTTCGCACATCAAATTTAAATATTTGATTAGATTGTTTAAGTCTACCCTGAATATGCCAACTTGATTTTTTATCGCTTGGATAAGATATTTCTTCTAAAAGATTAGAAAATTTTTGTAATATTATTGATCGACCCACGTTGAAGTATTTGGATCCCAATATTTATAGATCCAGTCTTCCTCTAGATCAACTGGATTTGTAATTGTATACCAACGTAGATTATCTTCATCCCAATGATTTGTATTAAATGTTTGATATAAAGCTGGTTCGGTTACTGGTGCTTTCCACCTGTAGGATGAATCAAGGGTCCATGAAGCGTAGGGTTGTTTTTGTATAAATACATCATTAACATCATCATATCTATACCCAATACCTGCAAAAATATTTCTAAATCTTGAATGATATGATGTTTGTTTCCACTCGCCACCATTAAAAAATGTTTTACACCAAGTTTCTCCATCTTCATGCATATCATTGTCTCCTAATGCACCGTTAGATGTAGTGATACCATTGTCTACTACAATGACTCTTTTTACGATCCAGTGTGTATCTGAAGTGAATCCTGTTGGATCAGTTTTTTGTTCTATTTCTGCGAAATGAGCCATAACATTAAGGAACAACAAAGTTGCCGGTTGCATTAAAAGTATGAATAATATTACATCCCGACGTTGTTCTTGTTCCTCCTGTTATTCTGTCATTGCATCCAACAGAGTTTGCAAATTCTACTATTACTACTCCTGAACCACCACTTCCGCCGTATCTGTTTGATCCAGCACATGTAGGTCCATTAGGGTTTCCACCTGAGCCTCCGCCACCGCCAGTGTTAGCAGTTCCAGTTCTAGCAGCAGATGGTGTAGTTGTTCCGCCGTGACAGTTGTAATAAGTACCAGCTCCGCCACCGCCTGGTCCAGCATTTCCTCCAGCTCCTGGTCCTCCGCCAGCTGCGTAGCCTACTCCGCCACCGCCTCCAGCTCTTAATGTTGAATCCACAGGTGCAGCATTAGATCCAGCTCCTCCAGGTCCACCAGAGCCTCCGCCGGCTCCTGGGTCCATAGCACCACCAGCTCCTCCAGCTCCACCGCCGCCACCAGATCCAGCACCTGGTGCTGAAAATGGAGCAGATGTTGCTGTTCTTCCTGGTCCGCCAGGATTTCCTTGAGATGGGTTTACAGGAGGTGTATTTCCAGAACCTCCGCCATCAGGGTGTTCTCCTGAACCTCCGCCTGATCCTCCGTCAGCTCCAGCAGCACTCGGTCCTCTTCCTGCTCCGCCGCCAGCTGATTCAAATGATGTTGCACATCCTGCACCGCAGGTATTAAATGATGAAGCACTTCCGTTTACAGTTGCGTTAACTGGAGAAATTCCACATGAGTTTCCACCGGCACCGACTGTAACTTTGTAAGTTGTTCCTCCAACAATTGGGTATGAAGTGTTAAAACGATAGCCTCCGGCACCGCCACCTCCTCCTTGGCCTCCATTTCCACCGCCGCCTCCAGCGACTACTAAAATGTTAGCATTAAAAGGTTCTAAAGATGGAAGTGATCCTCCTCCTAAACCTAGAATTTTATATCCAAAACCAGTTGCCATTAATCTCCTTATAGATCGTTAGCAGCATCAGTAGTAAAGAATAATTTAACACCTAATAATTTTGCATCAGCTGTTAGAGTATCTTCGGAAACGTCTCTAAATATTTGAAAGAAAACGTATTCGTCTGTGCTTGGTGAGCCTGCTATTGTAATCGCTCCACTTTCTGCTGTCACTGCTAAATCGTTTGCTGTGCCACTCATGGCTTTTGCAGTTGGGGCAACTGCTGTGCCAAAAGCTGTATTTAAATCTCCATTGTCTGCCAATGCAACACCTTGCAAAGCCCAAGATGTAGTGCCAGTGTTTGTTGAGTTTGCTGTAAAAAATGCTTGAAAAGTTACTGTGCCTTCATTCCATGATTTAGGGAAAGCAACAGCAAATTGTGCAAATTCATCTGAATCTTTATCAAAATCTAAAGTTTTTAATTCTGGTCCATTTGATAATTCTGTTTGTGCAATGTTAGCAGCACCATTTGTAGTGTTAGGATACATGGCTACAGCTGGAACCCAGATAGTTTCTTTACCAGCTATTTTAACTGCAGAAACGTTTCCGCCTGAGTCTTCAGCTTTAATAACACCTGTACCTTTAGTTTTAAGATCAATACCAATGTTGTCGTCTCCACCTGATGCTGCGAAAGATGGGTTATTACCTGTTGCAGCGTTTGCTAATGTAACTTCATTGACAGCTGAACCTGTAGCTGTAAGTAAAAGTAATTCGTTTCCACCAGTATCTAAAACAGAAGTTCCTATTGCAGGTGATGTTAAAGTTTTATTTGTTAAAGTTTGAACTCCTGTAAGGTCAACCATGCCAACATCAATTATGTTAGGGTTGGTTACATCATCAGCTTTTGCGTAAATTAATTTAGTTCCTTTATCTGTAGCTGCAAATGTAACGCTTGTTCCTGAACCTGAAGCATATTGAATCTCTACTGTGAAAGCTCCTGATGTTGAGTTTCTTATAATGTACATTCTTTCAATGTCTAAAGGTATAGAAACTGTTCTGTTTCCAGTAATCGTTCCAGTTAACTCAATCATGTTTTGTTGAGCAGTACCAGTTGTGTTTCCATCAACAACTGTTAAAGCTGTGTCCCCAGCTCCACCTGCTATTGAGGTTTGATTAAATCCACCAACTAATTGTTGTAATAATTGTAAATTTGTATTTGTTTTATCACCCCATGTACCAGCGTTTTCACCTGTTACCTGAAGTTCTACTCCGAGCGATGTATATGATGATGCCATATTTTTAAAATCCTTATATTGTTATTTTACTAAAATTAAGCTGCCAAATCAACCTCAGTCCAAGTATTATTGACTCCTAAATCTTCTTCATTCCATGGTGTAATATTAGTTGACCCAAGACTTCCAGTCAACTGTATGCCCGTTAAATCTACTGTAGCATTTCCATTAATTTCCTGTGGTCCAGTAATAGATGTTTGTAATTGTGATCCAGTGCCCTCAGCTACAGATACAGCGTCAGCAGTGCCTAAAACAAAAGCTGATCCTATACCAGTTGGACTTACTATAGCTCCACCTGCAAGATCTTCTTCTCCAATATTTGTTTGTAATTGTATTCCGTCAGGTTCTGCTAAAGTAACGGCTCCAACAGCAACTCCTTCTATACTTGATTGTATTCCAATACCTTGAGCACTAGGGTTAACATCTTGTGCACCTATGGCAATACCCTGAGAGGACTGTAATTGTGATCCAAAAGGAGTGGCTATAAAATCAGCAACTGATTCATGTGCATCACTTATAGTAGTTTGTAAGCCGAAGCCAGTTGGTTCAGCAGTAAAGTCAGCAACAGGAAACTCCTCACCAATTGAAGTTTGTAAACTTAATGAACCTAATTCAACAGAGAATCCTACATTCCATGCACCATTACCCCATTCTAGTCTTCCCCAACCAACATTAATTTCATTAACTACTTCTACTCCAGGAGTTGTAGTTTGTAACTCTATTCCATCTGCTTCAAGCGTACCTGCTATACCCCAACCTTCATTATTGTTCCAAGTTTTTCTACCCCAACCTGCATTTATTTCACCCTCAGTTCCTTCTTCACCAATATTCGTTTGTAATTGAAATGAAGTTGCATCTACTTGAACATTTGCAAGATCTCCCCAACCACCATTTGAAGAATTCCAAACTCCTCCACTCCAACCAAATTCAGGAAAAGGAGTTACATTGTCTAATGTTGATTGTAATTGAGATCCAGTAACTAGAACATCAGTTTGATTCACTTCACCCCAGTTACCATGAGACCAGGTATTACCTCCCCAACCTCTGTCTGAAAATTCATCCGTATCACCGAGAGATGAATTTAATTGAAAACCTGTTAAATCAAGATCAATATCTGTTTGATCACCCCATTGACCTGAATTCCAAGATAAAGCACCCCAAGTATTTTGAGTGATGTCTATTTCACCACCCATACCAATGCCGTGAATATAACAAGCGTAATAAAAAGTCGTGTCACTTGCTGGAGTTACTTCAACGTATCTCGTCGAAGCTGCGTTAAATGTTGATGTATTAAAATAATCAGCTTGAGAAGCTGCACCATCGAGATAGTAGCTAACACCAGTAGAGTAAACGTTAGATTGTGGACTTGAGGTTTGTGTTGCAAAAAATAAAGGATGGTTGTCGTTAGTCCCTGCACTTTGGTCGAATCTTAAAGTGCCACCCTTTACCCAACTTAAATCTATATCCCTTACACCATTTAGATAGAAAACGTTACCTGTTGAACCTCCACCTAAGTAAAGGCTGCCCGTTGCTACGGTAACGGTGTAAGTATAATTTGCCATAACACCGGGCTCCTAATTATGCGATTCTGATTATAGCTTGTGTGTTGTTTGGGTTAGGGAACTGAATCGTAAAAGTTCCTGACGTAGCTGTTTTGTCTGAGCCAAAGTCCAATACACAAACAGATTTGTTACTGTCTGAAGTGTTATAAATTAAAGCACCTCTTGCTGTTAATGTTACACCTGTAAAAGATAAGTCTGCAAAATCTACGAATGCTACTGTTCCTTGTGTTGAAACAAGAGCGTTAACCAATAATCCCCCACCTTGCGTGTATTGACCAGTATTTGCAACTTGGTTTCCAGAACTATCTCCTGGGTAAGCTGTTGTATCTGCTCCAATAGATGCTTGTGAAGTATATAAAGCTAGTTTAAATTTATCACCTGATGTAGGTGTAAAATCATGTACGCCTTCAAGAATTTCTTCTTTGAAAGAGTTTGTTATTGCATTAGTTGTTATTGCCATTTTTATTCTCCTCTAATTTTATGGTGACGGTGAATCGATTTTAACTCTCGGGACACCATCAGTATATTGACCTCTACGTCTTGAGCCCATTTGCTCTAACGCAAAAGCTTCTAATGCTTTATCATACCTTGTTTTATATAAGTTGTACATATCCAGGGGACCTTTTAGGTAAGAAAAGCATTCTACCAATACTCCATACAAAAGCAGGTTTTGATGTTGGTCTGATAGCATGGTTGAATTGCCACTATCAAAATGTGGTGCGTTTTTAATGTATTGAATCTGAACAGCTAAAGCTGAGGCTGGTGTAGGTGCAACTAAAACATTTTTGTCATTATAATTAGCATAGTATTTTGGCTGCCCCTGGGTTCCTGTAGGATTAAATTCAGCTATAAAAGTTTGATCTCTTTTTTCTAAAAACACTTCTGTTCCTCCGTCAGTAATTTTAACTGCTCTTAGATATTTAAGATCACCTGGGAGGCTAAGAGCTCTATTGCCAGCGGTAAAGTTAGAATTAGAAAATTTTCTTAAATCATCGTAGTCTACTCTACTAGCGATATCTAACTCAGTATTAGTAATAAACTGATCTATTAATGAATCTGTTAAAACGTTACTATCTACCTCTGTGTAGTTTCTAACCTGGGTTAAAAAATTTGAATGAGTTATAGCCATTATGATATCTCCACAGTTACAGGGTTAATTAAGCATAGGGCTTGTCTTCTTCTGTTTTGTAACGATGGATCTCTAGGTTCCATGCTTTGTTGACTAGTATTCAACCCATTTGTGTTTATATCTGTTGTAAAAGTCTG